TAGGTTCTTTAGAAGCAGAAGACACAATCTTCTCAAACAAACCAATTATCATCAAAGATAAGTATTCAGTAAATGGTTCTGATATGGCTCAAATTGGTTGGGTTGAAGTAACTACTGAGAATGGTGCTACAGGATACTTATGGTATTTGAAATCAGAGCACGAAACTCGTTTACGTTTCGAAGACTACTTAGAGACTGCAATGATTGAAGCAGTTCCTGCTGAAACAGGATCAGGAGCTTCTACAGTTTTAGGTGGTTCAGGTCAAGGTGGTTCTGAAGGTATCTTCTATGTTGTTAACAACAGAGGAAACGTTTGGGGTGGTGGTACACCAACTACTTTATCTGACTGGGATTCAATCGTTTCTCGTTTAGATAAACAAGGTGCTATCGAAGAAAATGCATTATTCGTTAACCGTGGATTGTCTTTCGACATCGACAATATGTTAGCTACATTAAATGGATATACTTCAGGTGGTGTTGCTCAATCTGCATCTTTCGGTTTATTCGACAATGATGTTGATATGGCATTAAACTTAGGTTTTACAGGATTCCGTAGAGGTTACGATTTCTACAAATCTGACTGGAAATACTTAAACGATCCTACAATGAGAGGTGGTTTAAATGCTACTGCTGCAACTGCAACAGGAACAATCACAGGTTTATTAGTTCCTGCTGGTTCTACTTCAGTGTATGACCAAATCTTAGGTAAAAATGCTAAACGTCCTTTCTTACACGTAAGATACCGTGCTTCTGAAACAGAAGACAGACGTTACAAAACTTGGATTACAGGTTCTGCCGGTGGTGCTCAAACATCTGACTTAGATGCAATGGAGGTTAACTTCTTATCTGAAAGATGTGTATGTACTTTAGGTGCAAATAACTTCGTATTATTCCGTTTCGGATAATATATAGTATAGAGGTGCGGTGGAAATCACCGCATCTTTTTTTTAAAAAATTATAAATCAAATTAAATTATTATTAAAATGGCAAATAAAACATTAGTAGACAAAGTCTACAAGTTAAAAGTAGGAACTCCACTTTCTTACGGATTAGCATCAAGAAACCACCCGAGATTCCCTTTGATGTGGTTTGATGAAAAATTACAACAAAACAGAGCTTTAAGATATGCAATAAACCAAAAATCTCCTTTTGAAGATGAGCAAGATGGTAATTCTGTTATAGAGCCTATTATTTTTGAAGATGGTTTTTTAAGTGTTCCAAGAACAAATCCTGTATTACAGGAGTTTTTACATTACCACCCTTTAAATGGAATTGTGTTCACAGAAGTTGATGAGCAAAAAGAAGCAGATGAAGAGGTTGCAGATATGAATTTAGAAATTGATGCTTTAATCGCAGCAAGAGAACTTTCTATGCAACAAATAGAAACTCTTACAAGAGTTATGTTTGATAAAGACCCTTCAGTAATATCTACTGAAATATTAAGAAGAGATATTTTAGTTTACGCAAAAACGGAACCAATTGAATTTTTAAATATATTAAATGATCCTGACCTTCAGTTTCAAGCAAAAATAAGAATGTTCTTTGAGAATAGATTATTATCGCTTAGAAACAATGATAGAGAAGTTTGGTTTAACACATCAACTAACAAAAAGAAAATGTTATCTGTTCCTTTCGGAGAAGACCCTTACGCTATAGTAGGTCATTTCCTTCAAAGTGATGAAGGTATAGATTCTTTAAAAATGTTGGAAGCTATTGTTGGCGAATAAATTGGATTGGGGTGTCCCTGGTCGGAAAATAGCACAGATTGATTTCTGTGCTTTTTTTTTATGTATATTTGTAAAAAGATTTAAAAAATGATAAACCAAGTTAGAAATACAGTATTATCCGTTTTGAATAAAAACAATTACGGATATATTTCTCCTTCAGACTTTAATTTATATGCAGAGAATGCTCAAATGGAGTTGTTTGAAGAATATTTTAGCAATTACAATAAGGCTATTAATATGGAGAATGCACGACAAGCAGGTAGTGATTATGCTGAAGTCGAAGGACCTATCGCTGAAACATTAGAAGGATTTTTAGTTAATAACTTTTTAGGAACTAGTGCAGGTGCTTTTTCTATTCCTTCTGTTACAACTACAGGAGATACAGCATATTATATATTAAAAATGCTTTGTTATACCAATCAATTAGCATCAGGTACAAATACAACATTAGTAGCGCTTGGTTTAACAGATAGTTCGGCAACTTTTTTATCAGATGGAATTTCTCCAGGAGATATAGTTGTAAATTCAGATACTGAAAAAGCAGCAAGAGTTGTTTCAGTTGTGTCTAATACAACTATAATACTTGATACAGATATTTTCCTTACTATATCTAGAAATTATAAAATATTTTCTTCATTATCAAAAGAAGCTGATAAAGTAAGTGTTGGAAAAATAACTATGCTTAATAGTTCTTTATTGACTCAGCCAAGTAATATGTTTCCTTCATATACTTTTGAGAATGTTTACATAAATGTATACCCTAAAACTATAAATCAATTTGGTCAAGTTGAAGCTGTTTATTTTAGACACCCTAAAACGCCAAAATGGACATTCTCTACGTTGGCAAATGGAGAGCCTGTATTTAATCAATCACAACCTGATTATCAAGATTTTGAACTTCCTAAAGAAGATGTGTATAGATTAGTAATGAAAATACTTCAATATTGTGGTATGTCTATAAGAGAGACAGAGGTTACTCAATTTGGTATGGTTCAAGAGCAACAAATAAATCAACAATAAAAATATTAAGATATGGCATATTTATCTCAATACGAGTACTATGATAATAATGGGAACCAGCCTGAAGATGCTAATTGGGGTTCATACCAATTTATAAGTCTTGAAGACATTGTAAATAATTATATATTAATGTATTCGGGTAATCATTCATTAGTAAATAATGAAGAGCGTTACAAAATAATTTTTCACGCAAAAAGAGCAATTCAAGAATTAAACTATGATGCATTTAAAGAAATAAAAGTATTAGAGCTTACTGTCGCAGATAGTTTAAGATTTGTACTACCTTCTGATTATGTGAACTGGGTTCGTATTTCTTTATACAAAGATGGTTGGTTAAGACCTTTAACTGAGAACATTCAAACATTATCTTCAAGAGCGTATCTTCAAGATAACCAAGGTAACATATTATTTGACCAAAATGGAAATATACTTGAGCCTCAGTATTCAAACATTGATTTTGATAGGCTTAAAAAGACTAAGAAAAGTATATACCTTAATCAAGGTAGTCAATTTAATGGTATGTCAGGATATAATTATGATGGTAATTGGTATTTTGATTACGACTTTAATAAGCATTTTGGTTTAAATACTGAAACAGCAAATTTCAATCCTACTTTTAATATTGATAAAAAAGCAGGAGTAATTAATTTTGACTCAAGTATGGCAGGAGAATCTTGTATTCTTGAATACATATCTGATGGTATGGAGAGCGGAGATAACTCTTTAATAAGTGTTAATAAGTTGTTTGAAAAATATGTTTATGCTTATATTACTTACGAGATACTTAATGCTAAATTAGGCGTTCAAGAATATATTATTGCAAGAGCAAGAAAAGAAAGAATGGCTTTACTTAGAAATGCTAAAATAAGAATAAGTAATATCCACCCGGGAAGATTGTTGATGAACTTAAGAGGTATGGACAAGATAATTAAATAATATGGCAAACGTAACAAGAAACTTTATATCAGGAAGAATGAATAAAATCGTTGATGAGCGATTACTTCCTGATGGAGAATATATTGATGCTATGAATATCAGAATGGGTTCTACGGAAAATTCTGAAACAGGTGTTATATCAAATACAAAAGGAAATTTAGCTTTAACTGTGTTGCAATATATTGATGGAACTCCATTAAGTGTTAATGCGCGATGTATAGGTGCAATTGATGATAGTGCTAACGAGACAATATATTGGTTCGTACACGACCCTAATTTTACTTCTTCAAGAACAAATAAGTTGGATATGATTGTATCTTACAATGTATCTACAAATGTAATAAATTACCACGTAATAAGTACTAATTCAGGAGATGGTAGCGGTACTACTACTTTGAATTTTAACCCGGCTTATTTAATAACAGGAGTTAATATTATAGAAAATTTATTGTTCTTTACTGATGATTATAATCAGCCAAGATGTATAGATATAACAAAAAATTATCCATACCCTGTATCATATATAGACCAATTTAGCGCAGAGTCAATTCTTGTTATTAAAAAGCCACCAACACAATCTCCTGATGTTCAATTGATTACAACAAGTGGTCAAGAGAATTATTTAGAAGATAGGTTTATTTGTTTTGCTTATAGATACGAATATGAAAACGGACAATATTCTGCTACCTCTC